TTAATCTCTGGGATTGATTCCCATTTGTTTTAATCTCTTTTCTTCCTCGGAGAGATTGTCCGAGCCGTTGTCGATATCCATTCCGAAGCCCTTCGGCTTATAGCCGTGTACCCATTCGGGGAAGTCTTTCAGAATGTCCTCGACCTTTCCGAGTTCGTCGAGACCGCCGATTTCGGATTTTGCCAGCCGCATAGCGGGACCGAGCTTCTCTTCGCGCACCCCACCGCGCAAAAGGGCGTTCTCAATCTTCGTTTCCAGCAGCATATCCTCCGTCTTGTCTCCCTTAAGTTCATCTACTTCCTTTCCGATTTCGTGCGTTTCCTCCCGTACTTCTTCCGCTTTTTCGTCGCGTTTTTCGGGAGTTTCCGCCTTGTCGCGTTCGATCTTATCGATTTCGCGCTCGTCCTCGGCTTTGTCGATGTCCTCGGTTTTGTCTTTGATTTTTTCTTCGCCGATCATACCCTCTTTTTTCAGTTTTTCTTCCTCCGCGTCTTTATCCTCGGGGAAAGCCTTCTTGAAAAGTTCGCGGTATTTGGGATTGAAAAAATCCACACCCGAGAGCTTCGAAAGTTCTCTTTTTAATTCGTTGCTTCCCATATTTCTTTATTCCTTAAAAGTTATTTAGCCCTTTGAGGTGTCGCTACTCACCGCGTAACGCCGCCGCGCATTTCGCCTTTAACGTGTTGCGACTCACGAATTTAGCCTTTATTATGGAGCGCTATTCTCCGTGGGGGTCTGTTCTTCCGCGGCCTCGTCGTCGTAATCAAAAGGGAGATCGGAAGTTTCTTTCTCCCGGTCCCCCTCATCGACGACAGGCGCGCCTTGTGCGGCAAGGATTTGTAAAAATTCCTCCTCCGCTTCTTCGTCGCTTATGCCTTTATTAAGTTCTTTGATCGCCGTCAACGGCGCTTTTATGCCGCCCTTGACTTGCTTTATGAGCACGTCCGTCACGTTCTCCACCGTCGGATTGGTATATTCATTAAAGGTTATATTGATTAAACCCGAATAATCGATGATTTCATGCCCGTCGATATAATCCCGAACCTGCAAATAGCGGTTCAACAGCTCTTTCAGCGTCGTGCGCCAGCCGTTCAAAGATATTTCCCGAGTACGCATGCTCGGCTTTTCCCGCGCGTCCTGGCTTTCCTGCGAGCTGTTTATGCTCTCTAAACCCGTAAGCCCCAACGTCGTGGGAGACAGCCCCGCCTTGTTGATCGCTACGCTCATGAGGTTTTGTATCGTCTTGGTATAAGCTTCCCACTTGATATCCCCTTGAACGACGTTCCACAGCGCGGAACTGTCCCCGGGCGTCGAGCTTCCTTTCGTCGTGATGATCGTTTTGTTGAAACGGTTGAGCCTTAAATCGTTCCCCTCCACGTCCTGCGGAATAAGCTCCTCCGATACAAACTCTTTTATGCCGCCCTTGCGGATTGCGTCGATTAAATCGCTGATACTTTCCGTCAGTGCGTCCTCGATATCCGCTATACCCTGAATGTCGGGTACGCCTCTTTCCCCTTTATAAAGCTGGTTGGAATTGTCGTTCTTTTTGAAGATAATCAAAAAGTCTTTCAAGGGGAATTGGCGGGGCTCTATATCTATATCAGAGGGGAACATCGCCCTGCACTCGGCCATCAACGCCTCGTCGTTCTTCGGAACGTATTTACCGTCTTTCGCAAACCGATACTCGATACAGACATAGCCTTCTTCGTTTTTATAGTGTATCTCCCAAAGCTCGTACGTCGGATCGTCTTTCGATACCTCTTTTACGACGAAAGACTTTATCTTTCCGCGTTTGTAATTGACCTCTAAATGCTGGGGTTCGATGATATCGATAATCGGCTTGTCGCAAATTTCGGGACAGTAGGACACCCGATACGCCACGTCGCCGATACCGCTTTCCCAATACACGCCGTCGCAGAATTTCTTTAGAAGCTCCGCTTCGTCTATCAGCTCATTGAGTACCTCGTCGATTTCCTCGTCGTCGCTTTCGCATTTGAAGCCGTTCGACGCCACGAGATTGACTTTCGCGTTGACGATCATCGGGATAATCCCGAAATACGCAAAGGCCTGCCCCGGAACATAATGCCCGAGGAATTTGTTTTCCGCCTCCTGCGTCAGCCAGGTGTCTTTGAAATACTTCGGGATTTCCACCTGATAAAACCGACGAATAACCGACGCGTCGTTGCTGAGCAACGCAAGATTTTGCGCCATGTTGTACGCATAGACCGCGGGCGAACGGATATTATCGATGATCTCTTTATTTTTCAAATCGAAATTATAACGTGCCATTTTTTTAATCGTCCTTTATCAGCTTATCGTCGAACTTCTTCGGGGTCGTCCGTTTCATTTTGTTCGTATTTTTCTTAATAATCTCGTCCTCGGGTACAGACGGGAAAGGCTCCGTTTCGCCGCATACGCCGACGATTTTCCAACCCTTCGGTTTATATATCGCCTCGTACTGTCCCTCGTCGATGACGTTCTCGATTCCGTCTTTGATAATGTTGTAAAATCTCATAAAAATCACCTCTTTATGTTTCTTGTAATGTCGTTCCACTTCTCTGTCAGCCCATAGGCGAGCGAATCGCCGTAGTCGTTGTCCTGAACGCCCATATCCAGCTCCGCCCCGTCATCGTCCAGCAAAAGCCGCGTATGCGCATTGTAGGAATTTATCGCATGCGTACTCCATAAAAGCCGACCCTGCAACAATAGCTGTTGCTTCAGCTCGCACCTCGTGCGAAGCGTAATCACGTCCTTATACGCCTTTACAGCCCCTTTTACTTGTACCGTGTTGAACTTGTTTCGGCTTTTCCAGGTGTTGATCAATATCGCTTCCGCACTGTCGATAACTATCTTCTTCAGCTTGAACATCCATTTGCACCACCACGGCTCCAACTCCTTTTCCACGGCGGATATTATTGCGTCGTGGCTCGTCGCGGGGATTGGCCATGCCTCCAAAACAATTATCCTCTGGCAGCCCTTTGAATAGCCTATAAGGCTCGCCACCGTAGAGGCTTTATCCGTGTTTTCCGGGTCTCTGTTGGAACCGATATCGACGAACACGCCCATCTCCGAAATAGCGCCTATATCTATCTTTTCAAAGGCTTTAAGATGCGTTTCTTTTTTCATCAACGGCGCATACGCCGCACCTTCTACAGCACCGCGGCAGCCGAGAATTTTGCTCGAATAGTAGAACGAATTTTCGGGGTACAGCTCTATCAACTGTTCACGCTGTAGATCCGTCAAATGCGGCGCGTCGTCGTTGAGGTTGAAATGATAGTAGTGCATATATGGTCTATCTTCTATCATTTCCGAAAGCTCTGCCGCGGGCACCGTGTCCCTGAATTGCACCGCCGCGTGGTTAATAAATTCTGTGTAAAACTCCTGTGTCGGCAGTCCGCCGTTCGTCGTCCCGATCAGCTTACAGTCACGGCTGAACGCTCGACCGAGACATTCCCGAATACAATCGATATGAAGGACGGACAATTCTTCGAGCCATAGCCCGTTGGGGTTTGCTCCGAGGATCTTCGACCACGCCGAGCGGTCGTCCGCACCCAAAAGATAAACATATTTATCCCCGTAAAGGCCGTGGAAAATGAATTGCAAGCCCCCGTCTTTCCCGCTGACATACGGCTCCCGCATGAAGTCGTACATGTTATAAAAGCTGTCTTTGTTTTGCAGGATATTCCTCACGCCCGTACCGCGGTCTTTGAAGATCATGTAAAACTGCGTATCATCCGCGGGTGCGTTTAATAACCAATCCATAAACTTATGTCCCGCGACGAGCGTCTTGGAACACCCTGTCGCGCCAGTCAGAAACAAAATGCGAGCTTCGTCCTTCATGACTGCCCGCATTTTATCCGTCCATATAATATCGTTGAGTTTCATAGCCCTTTCTTAACGCTTTCCAGATACTCCCGCATAAGCTCCTTGTTTTCGTTTGTAACGCTTGCTTCCACCTTATCCGTCGGCTTCTCTCCGCTCGTATCCCGAAGCGCTTCAAAGGCCCTTGTATCGCCCTCTAACGCACGCTTTATCTGCGCCGCTACAATGTCCTCCAACATTGTGCTTCCGTGTTCTGTGGACGTCTTTAACGCCGCCAAAACCGCTTGCTGAAATTGTTTCTTTTCCCGCCGCGCTTCTCCGCTCGCTTTCCCGCCGCGTTTGCCTTTTTCTCTCGCTTCCTCCTTGCTTCGCACCGGTTTCAAATTCTTTTCGTTCATTTCGTCTCAACTCCTTTTTGAGTATGAAAAAAGCACTACGTAAAACGTAATGCCTTTTGAGTTTAATTTCTTTTTTTTATCACAACTCCTTACTCCAAATTTCATGTTTATCTGATAAAATTTAGATATATGATAAATAAGGAGGTGACCTTCTATCTTTTCAGTTTTTATTGATATATTAAAACTTCTTTTCACGGGAGTTTTTTCATTCTGTTGGGGAATTGTAAAAAGTATCTTTTTTGCTTTTTCAATAAAAACATGGATTATTTTGGGGAGTATTTTAGGACTCACACTTATAGTTCTGTTTATAAGAAAACGCCTAAATTAAAAGGCGTTTTTCTTTTTTTCCACGATACCATTATATCACATAAAAACGGGGAAAAAGGGCAATCTTTTTACCCATTTTCACTTTTTGAAAATATCCCGATATTCTCCGCGATCGCTTCCGCTTTGTAAAAGATATCCCGTTTCCAATTCTTACCCGTCTTTTCCGATATCCCTATCTCATAACAGGCGTTAAGATTGGTACTGCCCTTAAAATACCGATATTTTATATATCTTTCCCGTCCGTAACCCTCGATTTCAAACCACCGCACCACTTCTTCCACCAGGCGCACCTGCTTCTCCAAATCGTCTTTCTTGTCTATTGCAGACATCACCATTTGCTCCGTACCGTTTTTGCATCCGTCCCCCGTCACCCTCGGCTTTGAGTAGTCCACTCCCGAAACATAGGGGTACGGATAGCTTTTCAGGGCTACAAGATTTCTCCTGTAACCCTTGAACGCTTTATCTATCGTCAGCCAATGCCCTTGCTTCATACGCTCTCCTTTACTTTCTCCTCCAGCTCCTTCAATCTCGCTTCTGCGGCTTCACGGGTGTTAAAATTCCCCTCGGTTTTTGTCCTCAAATTCGGCAAGGCGGTGACGTAGCTCCGCAGCTTGAATCGCAAGCGTATTTAATATCCCCAACGGACAATCCATACACCAGAAGCAGCAGCCCTCCATTATGTCCTCGGCAGTCACTTCGCATTCCTCTTGGGCGTGCTTTGCTATGTACTCCGTCAGCTTCACATCATTCCCTTGCTCGTCGTAAATAAATACTTCTTTATTTTTGCAACGCGCATAATTCAACATTTTTTCTACATTGCTTTGGGGTTCGTTAGTCGTCAATCTCTTATAATCGCTCATTTTTGTTTCTCCTTTAACAGTAATTTTATTTCCATTTCTGACAGTAGCTTTATTTCTTCCGCCCATTTGGCTATCATTTCGTAACACTCGGCTCTGTAATCCCCCTCGAAAAAACATGCGTATCTCGAAATCGCTTCGCTTAATTCCTGTATTCTGTCTGCATGTTCAAAATCGTGCGGATTCACCCCAAGCGGACATTCCTTATAATCGCTCATTTTTATTTCTCCTTTAACAGCTCGGGATTGTCGTGAATGTTGCCGATGACTTCATACTTTCTCCAAATAGTGCCCACAAAGCTCGCACCGCCTACCGTTGCTACAATCTTTCCCTCATCGTTTAAGGCTTTCACGAAACAAGCCCTAAACGCGCCCCACTCATTGCAATAATCGACAATTTTTATTTGTCCGAATTTATCCTGTAATATATCTCCCTCGAAAATCTTCTTCCCGTTCTTGTCGGTCAAGCCTGTGTATTCTCCGACCGTTTCAGGGAGGACTCTTTTCGGTATCCAACCAGCCAAACCCGCAGGAGCTTCTCGGTCTTGTAAAATTCCATATATCAATTCACCATAAGTATCTCCCCAATTATCCTTTATAAAATTCCCCTCTACCCACTCGCCGCTATCTACTCGCTTTCCTCTGAATAATATCTCTCTCATTCCTCGCCCTCCGTTATCCCATATTTTTGAGATATTTTGCGATACACCTTTTTTATCGCATTGTTCCATCCTATGTCGAAATCGTTAGTAACATAATTACAACCGATATTATACACAATTCTCAAGCACTCCCGTGTCGTTTGTTTCTTTTCTTCTTTCTCTTCTAAAACTTGAGATTGTAACCTCTTAATTTTTCTTTCGTATTTATCTATCAATTTGCCCCATTCGCAATTTTCACCAGCTCCGCAAACTCTTTCACCGCTTCCTTTACGTTCCCGTAGCCTGCGGCGAATATTCCTGCGGCGGCATAATACTCAAAGCCTCTTATGAATGTGGTTTCTCCAATTATCTTCGCCATTTTCTCGATCTGCTTTTCTTTGTCCATCACGAATACCTCCTATTCCAAAGTTCAATCGCTTTGTTTTTGGCTTCTTCGCTTGCCGTGTAGATATTCTTACCCGCCTTGCTGCTTGCCGTGCCGCCCCTTGCGTGGCACTTGTTACATCTCACCGTTGCGCTATGAGTTCCGTGGTCGCTCTATTGCCCATTGTGTTTGCTTTCCACTTTCAAAGAAGTGCTTCCGCAAAAAGGACACGGTTTAAATGTTGCTTTCATTCTGTCTCCTTTCCCTACTTCCCGTCCATGTGCGCGGACGGCTTTCGGGTATCAGCCTTGTTTTTCCGTTTTGCTCTATCTCGCAAAACTTAACTGTTTCCTTTTTCTTTTTATTCACTACGCGCGCACCGAAGCGTTTCTTTTCAAATCGCATTCAGCTCCACTTCCACCCGTGCGGCTTCTCCGTACTCTTTCTTTATCGTCAGCTCTACAATCTGTGAATCGTCATAATACGCCACTCCGTTCAACGCATCTAAAATCGCTTTTGCTATGTTATCCGAATCGGGCTTTTTGCAAGGCTTTATTTTGCCCTCTGCCGCGCTTTTTCGCATAGCCTTGGAGAATGACACGGGAATATCGTAAATTGCTCTCACAGACACGTTTAACGGCGTTTTATCGTAATATGTACCTCCCGCCGCTTTATAGCTCCAACGCACCAAATCTTCATAGCTCTTTGTCTGTTCAGGAGTTATACTCTGCATTTTGCCTAACCGACTATTGTAGAATGTCCGTGCCCGAGCTTTTCCCTGCGGGCGACCCTCTATGACGAATTTCATCTCCACCGCCTCCGCGCTTCTTCTACCCGCTCCAGCCGATATTCCGCAAATACCATGCTTTCTCCGCTCCGAGATTTCCCGACCCGAAGATACGTCTTGATCGGATAGCCTTGCTTTTTCAGGTCGTATATCCGCGCTCCCAACCGCATAATCCTGTATTTGTTCATCGCTTCCAGGCTCGTGATTTTTCCATATGTCAGCAAGTGCCTTAATATTTCCTCATTCTGCGTCATAGGTAGCCTCCTTCCCGATTTCCGTGATCGCCCGCCTTAATCCCTCCGCATATGACGCATACATCACCTGCGCCTTACTCCCTTTGGCATGCCCTTGCGCCTTATCTCGATATTCCTCTATCAGCTCCAACAGCTTCTTTTTTGTCTCTTCGCTCATCTTTCGCCTCCTACATGTATCCGTCAAAATATTCGCCCCAATAACGTATCTTGTATCGCTTACACAGCCATTTCTCTATGTTTTCCCGCATTTGCGTCGTCGTCCGATCGTCCAAAAGCAAGTCCCGAAGATGTATCAGCACCGCATAGTCTTGGATTTCTTTCAGATACGTTTCCTCAAATTCTTCGCCGTTTTCCGCCGGGCCCAATGGATTGATTACCCCGCCGTGGAACTCGATCTTCTCGTTCAGCCAATCCACCAGCCGCGCGTATCGGCTTTCTTCTTCCAGAAACTCCCCCAGCTTTTCACGCCACGCATACCCGAAATACGTTTGATTATTCTTTGCAAACGCCAGCCGCAAAACTTCGCATAGATCCGTTACGCTGTATTCTTTTTGGCTCATTTCCTCCTCCTAAAACGGCAGTTCCTCCCCATCCTCTACTTCCGTCAAGGTTGTGCTTCCGAATTTCAGCCGCTCCTGCGTCGGACTCACGTCCCAACCGTAACGGATCACCTCGTCGCGCCTATTCAAAAAACGCTTGGATTTCGGGTCGAAATATACCCCTACCATACTGTCGTCGTCTCCGAACTCTCGGTCTTTTGCGATTTCGATAATGTTTGAGTATTCCAGCGCGGGATTTCCTTCTTTCCAGCCGAAGTATTCGCCTGCACGGATTTTGAAATCCTCCGTTACCCGATGGACAAGCAATACCGTGTCGGCTGTGTTTATGATATCCCCGCTCCCGCCTACGTCCTCGATCCTTGGCAGCGTCTTTACTTTGTTCGGGTGCGCTACCAAGATAATGCAGATATTTTTCCGCTGGGCATAGTGCTGAAGTTTTTTTACGATCTGGCTCTGTGCTTCCCACTTGCTTTCACGCATTCCGTCAAGCTCGATCTTCATCAGGTTATCCAGGATAACAAACTTGATCTTTGGGTTTTTCTTGATTTCCTCGCTGATATCCGAGCAGATTTTTTCCGCGTCGAAGATTGCGTTGTCGTAAACTTTCAACTTGGAAGAAATCCAATCGTCAACCGCTTTTTTGACTTCTTTCGTTCGCGGGTAGAACAACTCTTTCCCCGTCGAGGTCGTATAGCCCCGCAGATTTTCCGAACCTAACGCCTGAAGTGTCAACCAATTCTTCAACCGCGGATTTGCCATTTCAAACGAACAAATCAATCCTGAATATCCCTTGTCGATAAAGTTACACGTCAGTTGTCCCGTCAGCGTCGTTTTTCCGCCCGCTCTCGTTCCCGTGATGATCACCAGCTGGCCCAATCCTAACCCTAAAATCGCTTTATCCAGCTTCTCTATCCCTGTTTTCAAATATTGGCTCTCGTCGATTCTGAAATCCTCGATGTCGGTGTATGTACGAAATCCCATTTTGTTTCCTCATAAAACCGTTTTGATCGGACGTCCGTTTCCTGCTCGCGGTATCGTATCCGCATACGGCTGGTGCGCTTCCCATGTGATAAATTTCTGTTTCCATGCCTTTACGGGCTTCCCTTCGCTGTCGTGCCATTCCCCAGCTTCGAAATAATCGAAAAACTTTTTCGCCAAATCTTCTCTGCCTCGTTCTTTCGCATAGGCTTGCACTTCCTCTAACGTCGGCGGGATAAATCCTTTCCGCTTTTTTCCCGTACTGTCGGTAAAGCTACTTTCTTTAGCTATTAAAGTGGGATTATCTGAATTCCCGCTCTCGAGTTCTTCACTTTCTTTTCCGAATTCCGTGCTTTCTTTTTTATATATTTTTTCTTCTTTACTTTCCTTTACTTTACTTTGCGGATAATTCGCCGAATTAAGGGCTTTCTTCGCCGAAGTAAACGTATTCTTCGCCGAACTATCGGAAAAATGAGCGACTTTAATATAAGGTTTCGTGTCTGCTTCTTCTAAAAGCCAATAATCACTAACCTTTATCGGTGTCTTTTGCGCACGTTTCGCAACGGCTATTTGCCACCGTTCTTGTATTCCGTCGCTGGTTAAGATAGCGTCCGACTTAAAAAGCTGTTCATTGAACATCGACCGTTTAAGCAAGAATGTCATAACCTGCTGCACCGTCTCCGACGATATATGCAAATCGTCCGAGATAATAAATATAAAATCGTCGTTTACCTTTGTATAGTAGCCCTCTCGATATATACAGCACAATATGTACATGTATATCATAATCCCGTCTGCCCCATATCGCGCTTTTAGGATTTTTACTTTATTATCCGCAAAGAAATCAACCGCAAATGGAAAATATTCTATCCCTTGAGATTGAGTTCTTGACACTTTATCACCCCCTCAATCCGTCATCGGGAACGGCGGTTCTACTTCCTCCGCTTCCGCTTGTGCTTTCTTTTTCTTCTGCTGACGCTTCTTTTCAAGGTCTTTCCTGATTACGTTGCACGTCTCCTCGTCCCAATCACCGTACGGTATATCTCCTAAAGATTTTTCATAATACGCGATACATTGTTCCGCGTTACTCACCACGTCGCCATACTTTGAGACAAGCTCGCTTTTCGTCAGCTTCCATTCTTCTTTCCTCGCCGTCTGGTTCGGCTTCTGCGCCGCGTTCGCCGCTTCCTTGCCGCCTGTATTCGTTGTATCGCTATCTTTCGTGTCGTCTATCGCAAACAGCCCGTTTAAGGCGTATTTCCGCGCATATGAAGAACTTGCTCCCGTTACCTGACTTCCGTCCATTCCTTTCTTTTCCGCTTCTTCTCGCGCATATGCCGTGTTTTCTATTTTGTCCGCGGGGCTTTCTACGTCTATCAGCCGCGCCGTTGCTTTTATGTAATACCTTTCTCCGACCAAAGTCACTTCGTCTCCGATCGTGCATACTGCTTTATACTTCCCGCACAACGGCTTTACCGCTTCCAGAATATCCTCACAATTCCGATAGTTATATTTCCCGAATGAGTTATATTGACTTTTCGGCGCCTTCAGTTCTGACTGTATCGCCGACAGCTTTTCATAGATCGTCATATCTCCGCCCTCCTTTCTACTTTATAGGGACATTTCTCGCTCGGCATTGTCACCCAATGAAACAGATAATAAATCCCGTCCGCGCCGTAGGTAGGCTTATTTTCTTTCCGCAGTTCTTCGCCTGTCACTTGGCATTTATGTACGTAGCCGTCCTCTTCCCATTCAATCGCTTTCTTATATGGACAGTCTCCGCAGCCCTCTGTACTCAACCGCTTCCAAAACTTCTCTCGGCGGCTTGCTTCCTCGGCCTTTAATCGTTCCTGTTCTATCTTTTTGCTCGTCTCTTTCAGTTCTGCAAGGCGTTTACGTACTTCCTCGGACACTTCCACTCCGTGACGTTCCGCGTGACTTATAAGTGCCTTTAACCGCTTATAATCGCTAATCTCCCCGCTCTCATGCATTTTTAACTTTTTACCGATAAATCCGTCGAAGATTAAATAGCAGTCATGCAAGAAAGCGTGGTTCTTTTCCTCAAGCGTACACACCACTTTTCCCTGTTCCAACAACAGCTTCATGCCACCACCTCACTTTCTAAAAGCGACAGGCTGTAAAGATATTCCTCGATTGCTTCTTCGTCCGTCTCTGCGCCGTTTAAGCCCTCTACCGTAAAGTACAGATACCTTTCGTCCTCATTCAAAGGCTCTCCGTTTCTCATGCGACGGAAGATACTTTCCAGCTTTACCCTTAAAAGATTTTTTTTCTCAAACCTCGTCATAACCGTTCCTCCGAAAAATTTCTTTTAACTGTTCCCGCTCTGCGTCCTCAACTGTTCGTAAGAGCTCCGCCTTGTGTCTTACTTTTTCTTGGTCGTCTAAATACTGTAAAAACATTAATTTCCCTAAAGTCGGCAAAGCTTTTACTTCTTTCCTCAACTTCCTATTAGATCTCGGTTCAACTTTTACAATACATTTATCGACGAACCTATCCAACCACTTCATAGTGTTGTCTCCCTTGCGATTTTCGCTATCTCCTGCGCTATGATATACTGTGACGCTCTTTTTGCCCGCTCTTTTACGTTCTGCGGCACTTTCTTCGCACGCTCGTCTATTTCCTCGAAATACTCTGCTACCGCTTCCACAGCCGCAGGGAAGCCCTCATAATTGACGGGCTTTCTGTTTAATGTCGGGTAGGCCTTGTTCTCTATCTCCATTACCACCCCGCCGTTTTCAAGACTCTGTCTGAACTTCACTTCGAAGCTACCGAACGGGTCGCGGCTGATATCCTGTCTTGCCGTCAGTTTCCCGTCCTCGTACTTCCACCACATTCTGCTGAATTTCTCTACGTCGATTCGCTTTTGATTTTTCATTTTCGCTTTTTTGCTTGACACGTCCAAAAGTTCGTTATATAATAGTTTTGTCTTTGAATAACTTTTCCACAGTCGTTTTTAAGACTTCTGCTATTTTTATAGCGGCATTGACTTTCGGCTCTCTCTGCCCTGCCTCATAATACTGATAGAGTCGGATGTCTATTTTCAACGTGTCAGATACTTGTTTCTGCGTCAGGCTTAATTCTTCCCTGCGCTTTTTCAAGTTGTTCATTGTACCTCCTTTTAGGTTTTCACGAACAATTCGTTCGTTTTGCACCTATATTATACACGAACGAGTTGTTCGTGTCAATTGTTTTTATAAAAGTTTTTGAAAAATTTTTTTGGGGTATCTACTTATGAATTTCGGAAAACAATTAAAAGGCTTACGCAATCAAAAAGGATTAAAGCAAACAGATATGGCAACCTTATTGGGTATAACTGTTCGAGCCTATCAAAATTATGAACTTGAAGCCCGTGAACCGTCTTTATCTGTTCTCATAGCCCTTGCCGATTTCTTCGACGTGTCCCTGGATTACTTGGTCGGGAGGGAAAGAGATGATTAGTACTACTGAATACGAAATATTAAGCAGCCTTTCGACTACTCCAGAAATAGACGAGCAAGCGTATCAAATGGAACTTAAAACTTTAATTAAAGAAAGATTGATTTCCCATAATGTAACAGGTGAAACTTACTCTCAAATTATTTATCATGGATTTTTAGTTACATCGTTAGGAAAACGCGCCATTGAAGAATACGAAAGTTTCTTACAATCCAAACATAGAGAAGAAAATACTTTAGAAATAGCCCAAGAAGCTAATGCTATATCGAAAGAAGCTAATGCTTTATCAGAAAAGTCTAATATCATTTCGGAAGGGGCAAACGCACTTTCCCAACAGGCAAATCAAACGTCTAAAAAAGCGACGACTTTAAGCGGTTGGGCTTTTGCTGTTTCTCTACTTGGATTTCTTTTGTCCGTTGCCACCTTTATTCTCTCGTTTTTCAAAAATAACGGATAGCATTTTATAAATTTCTAAAACTACCGCTTTTTCCATTACCTCTATCGGAATACACGTTTTCCCATTGACTTCGTGTATCCTTTTTCGATAGACTTCTTCCAGCAGTTCTACATTGATAATTTCTTTTATCCCTATCCGTTCGGCCACTTGTTTCTGCGTGAGGTTTAACTCCTCTCTGCGCGATTTTAACTTGTTCATTTGTTTACTCCTGATAAATTTATTGAGGTATTGGTATGATTAGCGAAAAAGAATATAAAGTATTGAGTTTCATAAAAAACAAACAACGTTTTCAGACAAAGCCTTATATGGAAGAAATTCGGACTTTGCTTGCAGAGGACTTTATTTCTCTCTGTAACCCTACCTTAAACGGGATAAATGAATATACATATCAAGGGTGTTTTATTACAGCAAAAGGAAATCGCGCACACCGAGATTATGAAGAACACCAAAAAGAACTGTTAAAATCAAATGTCTCTTTTTGGATTTCCATAGTGAGTATTGCGCTCGCTTTGGGGAGTTTTTTGATATCCATTTTCAAGCCGTAAGTCCTCGAATTTATCCCAAAATTTATCGAATATCGCTGTATCGTACACCCCTTTTTTATCGGTGATAGCTCCCACCTCGATTGCCGCTATTAAAGCCAATCCTTTTTCCGTCCAGCTTCCATTTTGTATTAAATCGTCTCCGCAAAGTAAGACAGAATCTTCTTCGATAAATGGTTTCATTCTCTCCTCCCTGCAGGCTTCCGCCTGCTTTTTTTGGCTTTCGGTGACGCCCGAGGGCTTTATTCTTCCATCGGCTTTACATATCTGTCAGGCGGGATTTGGAAATAGTCCAAATAGTCCTGCACATGAAGTTTTCCACGAATACCGAGCCGATCCGTTCTGCGCTTGATATTACGTATTGTCCTCGCGGCGTCGTCATAGCTCATGCCGAGAAGCTCTTGTACATCTTCAATCGACAGATACTCTTTACTGAATATTTCTTCCCGCATTGCGTACGTCATGTCAGCCCTCCTCTTTCTTTTCCGTAAAACAGGCTACGACTTCAGCGATAGGCACTTGTAAAACTTTTGACATCTTATCTATTTGATTTGGATTAGGCGTACTTATTCGCTTATTCCATTTTGAAACAGCTTGTTGCGATACGTTTAGTTTTTCAGCGAGAGCCTGCTGTGTGATTTGATTTTTTTCAAGCAATTCCTGTAGCATAACAACCTCCTGTTGTGATTTACAAGAACAGTATAACACAACCTCGAGTTGTTGTCAAGAGTTTTTACACTTTTTTTTCGTAAATTTTTATATTTTTTCTCTTGTAAAAAACAACAATATGTTGTAAAATAATAGTAAGTAACAACTTGGAGGTTTTTTATGATAGCAGAGAGACTAAAAGAACTTCGAACAAAGGCAGGCGTCTCCCAAGAAAAGCTGGGAAAAATCGTCAATGTTTCACAACAAGCAGTTGGAAAATGGGAAAAAGCAATAGCTGAACCCGATAGTGAAACGTTGAAAAAATTGGCCTCTTACTTCGATGTTTCCGTGGATTATCTTTTGGGAAACTCGGATATTCCCAATCCCGAGCTTCGCATTCCCGATGAGTACAAAGACCTCCCTATCGCTTTTTATGAGGGCGCAAAAGACCTTTCGCAGGAAGATATAGACGACGTCGTTAAGTTTATGGAATTTCTCAAAAAGAAAAAATCCGATAAATAAATTAAAAATTTCACAAAAAACCTTTTAATATAGGCGTACGTTTGTCATATTTATTGTGCTATAATACCCATAGAATAAAAACCGCTACAATTTGTAAGGGCTGTGAGGTCGCTATATGACGTTTGAGGGGTTATCTTCTATCGCGGAAGAATTGAATATCATCACTTACTTTTGGCATTTGAAAAACAAAAAAGCTTTTTCTATTAACAATAACAATAATTCCGTTATTGTCATAGACCATTCTAAAATAGAGTGCAACCGAGAATTAAAGCAGGTATATTCGGAGGAACTCGGCCATTGCGCAACTCAAGCTTTTTACCCGTTCCAATACTGCGCAGAGCCTCTCAAACGCTGTAATATCGCTAAAGCCGAGTATAAAGCGCAGGAGGCTTCCTACATATTACAAGTCCCCTTTGCCGAGCTGCAAGAGGCAATAAAAAAAGGCTCCAACGACGAGGAAATCGCGGAGCTGTTAGATGTGGATATCGATACCCTTCATAAAGCGGTAGAATGTTATCAATGTAAAGGATTATTATAATGGAAAATAATATGACTACAAAGTTACAAATTTTCAACGACAAAAAAGTACGTACAGTTTGGAATGCCGATGAGGAAGATTGGTATTTTTCTGTTGTAGATGTAGTGGAAATTTTAAGCGAATCCACACAGCCCAGAAAGTATTGGAATGATTTAAAACGAAAGCTTAAAGCCGAAGGAAGTCAGTTGTCCGAAAAAATCGGACAACTGAAAATGCAGTCGTCCGACGGAAAATATTATAAAACAGATGTACTCAATACCAAGGGGGTTTTACGTCTCGTTCAGTCAATCCCCTCTCCGAAAGCCGAACCGTTCAAAACTTGGTTGGCGCAAATCGGCTCAGAACGCTTGGACGAAATCGCCGATCCTGAAAAAGCAATTACGCGAGGGCGGGAATATTATAAACAGTTAGGGTATTCCGACGATTGGATAAAACAGCGTATGCGTTCAATCGAAGTGCGGCATAATCTTACTGATGAATGGCAGTCACGAGGAATAGAAACCAGCATGGAATACGCAATTCTTACAAATGAAATGACAAAAGCGTGGAGCGGATATACCGTTAAAGAATATAAAAAGTTGAAAGGCTTAAAAAAAGAAAGTCTGCGTGATAATATGACTGATTTGGAGCTTATTTTCAATATGCTTGCCGAAGCCACTACAACAACGCTTTCTCAACAAGAAGAACCTTATGGGCTTGATGAAAATCGAAAAATCGCCCAAAAGGGAGGAACCGCAACGAAAGAAGCGCGCAAAAGCATTGAAAAAGCTATTGGTCGTCCAGTCGTCTCTCCGTTGAACTCCTCCGATAAAAAATTGCTTTCCACGCAAAAAAAGTCAAAACACCTGTCCGACGATGAAGATACATAATTACTATGCAAAAGAGTGTTATATATGGTCGAGTATTACATATCATCAACGAAATATTCTTTACAGGAACGCATGACACGGCGGGGAAAGGTGTATGACGTGGTTTTCCGTATCGTCACGCTGGACGGCATTGAGAAGCAAAAGAAGCTTTCAGGGTACGCCAATAAGACCTTGGCAAAACAAGCCTATACGGATTTTGTCACTTCAAAGTGCGAACTCGTAAAGAATAACCCTATAAAAAAGAAGAATCCCCAAAAAGAGGATTTACTCGTCGGAAACTTGATACGTGAGTATCTCTCGGCTCTCTTTAATCAAAACAAAGACAGTTCAATCTATGCAAAGCAAAATATTTTTCGTATATTCATTTTGAATAAATACGAATCCTCTAAAATACAAGACCTTACGAAAGAAGAATTGTATCACTGGCAAGACGAATTATGGAAAACAAAAAATCCTCGAAATGGGCAATATTATTCCTATAAATATCTCTGTAGTATTCGATCGCACTTTTCTACTTTCCTTGCTTGGTGTGAAAGCAGATACGGAATAAAAACCGCTTTAAGTGAAGTTAAAAAACCGAAACGCCGTGCGCCCAAACAGACAATGAAGATATGGACGCGTGAAGAATTTGAACATTTTTTATCGGTTGTCGATAATCCAATGTATCACGCATTTTTTACGTTTCTATTTTTTACAGGTCGTAGAAAGGGAGAAATTTTTGCACTTTCACCCGAAGATATAAAAAGAGATTCGATTGTATTTGATAAATCCGTAACAAGAAAAACATTCGGTGAAGCTACATTTGCCGTAACCTCTACAAAAGCCGATAAAATTCAAGAAGTTCCGATATGTCCTACCGTCAAAAAGGAATTAAGCATTTACAAAGGAGCTTCACCGTTCTTTTTCGGCGGCGAGAAACCGATAGCCGATAATACGTTGAGAAGAAATTTTCTTTACTATTGCAAAAAAGCTGAAATGAATCCTATCCGAATTCATGACCTTCGGCATTCCTATGTGTCTATGCTCATTCATTTAGGCGCCAATTTAATGGTAGTCGCCGATTTGATAGGCGATACCGTCGAACAGGTAACGAAAACTTACGGACATATGTATGAAACAGATAAACGCGCTATTGTAGAAAAATTAGGATAA